CTACGCGGCGAAGCTGCCCGACAAAACGGATGCCCTGACACAAAGGATTATGGGCCATGAATGAATTATGGATCTACGACGTGATCGGCGAGGACATGCTGGGCGACGGCGTCTCGGCCAAGACCGTCCGCGACACGCTGAAGATGCTGGACGACGACGAGGAGCTGCTGGTCCGAGTCAATTCGCCTGGCGGCAACGTGTTCGACGGCGTCGCGATCAAGACGCTGCTGGACAACTGGCCGAGCACGGTGACAGTCCAGATCGACGGCATCGCGGCTTCGGCAGCCAGTTTTATCGCCATGGCGGGCGACGAAGTCCGCATGGCCCAGGGCAGCATGCTGATGATCCACGACCCGTGGAGCGTCGTCGTCGGCAATGCAGCCGACATGGAAAAAGAGGCGGGCGTGCTGCGTAAGGTGGCAGGCGAACTGGCCGCAGCCTACGCCGGTAAGTCGGGCAAGGATGTAGACGAGATCCGGCAGGCAATGGCCGAGGAAACGTGGTACACCGCCGACGAAGCCATGGCGTTCGGCCTGGCGGACGCCGTGCTGGAACAGCGCGCGAAAGCTTGGACCGTGCCGGCCGCGATGGGGTACCGCAAAGCGCCCACCGCGCAAGCAGTCGCCCCGCGGAACCGACTCAGCGTCATGTCGCGACGGCTAAGTTTGACACGCGCGCAAATGCGACGATAATTACGAGCGACCTTACTCGCCGCGACCCTCTGCCGAATGGCATGCTCGCAGCGTGACGTAAGCCACTGGCCGACACATGGCGGCACAGCTTGCACGGCGTTTTCTACAACGCCAGCGGGCTGTGCCGCTTTTTTTTGGCGCCCGCTGGGAAACCAACGAGGTGCCCAATGGACCGCATCAAACTTCTGCGCGAGCAGATCGAGGAATTGACCGATCAGGCCCAGGCCCTGATCAATTTGGCGGAAACCGAGGATCGCGATTTGACCGCTGACGAACAGCGCGAGTGGAATGCGATTATGGACGCCGACGCCGGCCAGCTGGCGCAGAAGCAGGTCGAGCTGGAAACGCTGGAGAAGCGGGCCGCCGAAGCCAAGCGGCTGGCTGCCCAGCGGCGTGCTTCGCAGCGGTCGGTCTTTGAGACGGCAATGGACGCACCGGCTGCCGCGGCTGCACCCAGCGTGGGCTTGATTCGCAGCAGCCTGAAGGCGTTCGCCAACACGGCGGAAGGCCGCCAAGCCGCCTACGATAGCGGCATGTGGTTGCGGGCGGTGCACGCCCACAGCAAAGGCTACCGCGACGAGGTGGCGCAGAACTACGCTGCCAATCGATTCGGCAGCCAAATCTTTGCCACGCAGACCGAGAACCCTGGCAGCGCCGGCGGGTACATGGTGCCCGATCCCCTCGCCGCAGCATTCATCGAGTATCGCGAAGCGGCCGGTATCTCGCGGCAAATCTGCGACGTGAGGCCGATGACCTCGGACACGCTGAACATCCCGAAACTGACGAGCGGCCCCGCCGTGCGTTACCCGGGCGAAGCGGCGTCGATCACTGCCAGCGACCAGGTGTGGGGTCAGATTGGTCTCACCGCGAACAAGCGGGCCATTCTCACCAAGATTAGCAGCGAGCTGGTCGCGGACGCGATCGTGAACGTCGTCGATCAGCTGGTGAGCCGGATGGGCTTTGAGTTCGCCCTGCAGGAAGACAACGAGCTGATCAACGGCGACAGCACGAGCACCTATGGCGGCGAGCTGGGCCTGTTGGCCGCAGCCGGCACCGCAGGTCGGTACTACGCTGGTGGCGCTTCAAATTCCACGAAAGACACGTGGCCCGAGATCGTGCTGGCCGACCTGACCAACACGATGGGCAGGTTGCCGACCTCGTACTGGAGCAACCCCGCTTGGGTGTGCTCGGCCGCGTTCTACTACGGCGTGATGCTGAAGCTGTTGGCCGACGCCGGCGGCAACACCATCCCGTTGTTGGAAGCCGGCACCTCGCGGCCGTTGTTCCTTGGTTATCCGGTCTTCCTGACCGACAAGATGCCGACGACGACGGGCACCGATCAAAAGTCGGTGCTGTTTGGCACGTTTAGCGACGCAGTGGTCGTGGGCGACCGCGAGACGCTGAGCATCGCGTTCAGCGATCAGCGGTACTTCGACGAGGATGTCACGGCGGTGCGTGGCGTGACCCGCTACGACATTAACGTGCATAACGCCGGCACCGCCAGCGTCGTCGGCGCCTATACCTACCTGTCCACGTCGGTCAGCTAACCAGCCGCAAGGCTCAGCATAAGGAGTTTACTGTGGCGTTCATGACTTTCGGTGACGATTGCAAAATCGTTGACTGCATCAACTACGCCCTTGGGTCGTCTAATCGCGACGGCATCGACATTGACACGCGCGGCTACAGCGGCGTGTGCATCATCGTCAAATTCGCAGCGATTGTGTCGGGCGCCGTGACCAGCATCAAGGCGCAGCACGGCGACACGACCGGTGGCGGATATAGCGACATCGCCGGCACGTCGCAGACGATCGCCGACACCAAGGACGACGAGATTTTTTATATCGACATCAAAAAGCCGCAAAAACGGTACGTGCGGCTGGTGGTGTCGAAGGCGACGCAGAATGCGGCCGAAAGCGCGGTGGCCGTGCTGTATGGCTCCGCGAGCAAGCCGTCGACCAATGATGCCGACGTGAACGGCGAAGAATGGGTTTCTCCGGCTAGCGGCACTGCTTAACCCTGTTTTTGGAGCGCGGCGGCCTGGGCCGTTCCAGGCCGCCGCGATCAATCATGCGAGTGCGTTTTCAGCGAGAGTGGGGTGCGTGGGGCCTGGGCGGCACGGGCACGATTGGCGACGCGACCTTGCTGGCCAAGTTGCTGGCCGAAGGCATCGCAGTGCCAGCCGATGCGCCGGTGCAAACGACTCAACCTGAGGTGGCTGATCATGAGCCTGGCAGTGCAGACGACGACCAGCGGCAAGTCGAGCGACCTGCCGGTGACGCTGTCGGAGGCGAAGGACCACCTGCGGATCTCGACGAACGACCTCGACGCCGAGGTCCAGGCCGCCCTCGAAGCAGCCGTTGAATTTTGCGAGGTGGCGGTCGGCCGGTCGCTGCGGGTCACGCACACAGTGGTGCAGACCTGCGAGACGTGGCCGGCGTGGACGCTGCAGCTGAGTCGCCAGCCAGTCAAGGCGATCAGTAGCGTGCAATACTACGACGCCGATGGTGCGTTGCAGACTGTTGCCTCCAGTAACTACCGGCTGATTGCCGACGGCGACGCGGCGGCGTTTCTAGAGCTGGACGACGATTTCGTAAAGCCGACGGTAGACGACCGGCTGGACGCGGTGCAGGTCACGTACACAGCAGGCTACGCGAGCGTCGCCACCGTGCCGGCCCTAGCGAAGCACGCCATCAAGCTGGTGCTGTCGGAACTGTTCGGCGACCTGGACGAGCGGCAAATGGCTGCGGCGCGGACGACGGCGCACCGTCTGTTGAGCGCCATCGATTGGGGAAGCTACCGATGAACCACCGCCGCATGCCGCTGCTGCTGCGAGTGGAGCGCAAGGTGCGCGAGGCCGACGACCTGGCGGGCGTGCCGGAGGCGTGGGAGGAGGTCGGCCAATACTGGGGCGACATCCGGCCTAGTTCGGGGCGTGAGTACGAAGACGATGCGACCATGCTTGCCGACGTGACGCACGTCATCACGACGCGGTATTGTAAAACCGCCACGCCGCGCATGCGGATTAAGCACGGCGACGCAACCTACGAAGTCAACTCCGTGTTCAACGTCGACCTGCGAAACCGCTGGACGACGTGGCAGGTGCGGGAGACCGTGTGATGTTTGCGCAGCTGACGGGCGACAAGGAACTGGACCGGTTGCTGCAAGCGATGCCCGATCAACTGCGCGACAAGCACTTAAAGCAGGCCACGGCAGCCGTTATTCGTTACATTATCCAGCCAAAAGTGAAGGCTGCGCTCAACGGTCCAATCGGGACAAAAAAAGGCAACCTGCGCAAAGCCATTAAGAACTACGCGCCGCGAAACCGCAAGGATTGGCCCGTCGCGTGGAAGCTGAAGGTCGACGCGCCACACGCTCAGCTACTGGAGTTTGGCACCGTAGATCGCTTCACCAAAACCGGCGCAAGCCGCGGTCGCATCGAGCCAGGCAAGTTTGCTTTCCTACGGAAGGCATTTTACGGAAGCGAGGCCGAAGCGAAGGAGGCGTTCATCAAAGTGCTGCGTGCTTTTATCGTCGAGCAAAGCTTAAAGGCGACCGTGGCACGAAGGACGCTGCGATGATTGAGCGCGCTATCCGGTCATTTTTGCTGGACGTAGACGCGATCCGCACGGTCGTCGGCACGCGCGTCTACGCAGGGTTTGCGCCGGCCGGCACCAGCGGTCCGTACCTGATCCTCAACCGCATTGCTTACGCACGCGAGTACTACCTAGCTAACGAGTTGCCGGTCGCCGTCGTGACGCTGCAACTGGACGCCTACGAAGCGACGCAGGCAAAGGCATGGGATTTGTGGGAAGCCATTCGCAGTCGCCTGAGCGGCTATCACGGCGACATGAGCTACGTCGCTACCAGCGGGGACGAGTCGACCTACTACGTGCACGAAGCGACCATTCAGCGGGACAATTTTCTGTTCTCCGCACCGGCGGACGCTAGCGACAAATGGACCACTGCGTACAGCTCAGACTGGCGCATTTCACACACCCAACCGATGCCGACGCATAGCTAGGAGTTTTTTATGGCGATTATCTCAGGGCATGGCACGACGCTGGCGTTCGGCACTGTGACGACTTTCACGCCGTTGTACACGACAATCGGTGGCTTCGCAGCCACCCGCGAAAGCTTAGACACGTCGTCGCTGTCTACAACCGGATCGCGTACTAAAGTCGGCGGCGATCTGTTCGACGTAGGAGCGTTCACGTCATCGTTTTTCTTTGAGCCAGCACTAACGGGATCCGGCGAATCAAACGAGATTGAAAAGTTGTTGTTTGATCCTGACGAAACGGGAACGGTGCGAGGCAGCATAACGGCGACAATCGCGTTCAACGATCCGACGGCGGCGGTGCAGAAGATATCAGGTTCGTCGCACCTAACAGGGTTTGCCATCGAGGACATGACGACCAACTCGCTCGTCGTCGCAAACATCACAGTGCAATGGGACGATTGGCCGGCGTTTGCAGACGCGGCAGCCTCATGATTAATCTGGACATTGCATTGCGGCAGCCACTCGGCCGGTGTAAAGGCGTCGTTGTGCCTTTGGCAATGGATTGCGTGTTCGTGACTCCACCAGACGGGCAGCGTCGTGAAGTGGGGTTTGTCGAGCGGGCACCCAATGCGATGATCCACTTCGTGCGGTATTTGGACCCCGAACTGCGAGCGTTTATCCGCGACAAGGTATCTGAGTTGCGTGACCGCGCTGGATTGCCGACGGTGCACCCACTGACCAGCAGCGTGCCGAACCCGAGGCTGATACGCGCTTACCTCAACGGGGATCTCAAGAAGAGAAAGCGCAAGACTGTGTACACAGGAGGGGACGATGCTGACGAAGGACACGCTGCTGCAGGCGGGGAAGCGACGCACGACGACAGCGGAAATTGACGGCGTCGGGCTAGTGCATTTGCGGTCGCTGTCGGAACAGGAGTGGTCGCAGTACCAGCGCGATTCAATCGACCTCAAAACTGGCAGCGTGACGCCGCGAGGTTTGGCTACCGCCAAAGCCAGACTAATCGCTCTGTGCGTCTCGGACGTGGCGGGCGAACGGCTGTTCGCAAACACGGACGTGGAAGCGATCAATCAGCTCGACGCCAAGCTGGTGGCGGCCCTGCATGCAGCCTGCGAGCAGCATTGCGGCGTGGTGGAGACCGCCGCAAAAAACTCCGCGACGACCGACGACGACAGTTCGCATTTAAACTTGCGCTAGTTGCCGGTCGCTTAGACGTGGACGGATTGCTGGCCGAACTGCCAGCGGGCTCCCTGGATGAGTGGTGGCAGTATTACCAGCTCCAGCCATGGGGCGACGACTGGGAACGGACCAGCTTAATAAGCGCGCAAATAACGAACGTCATTCTCGCTATGGCGGGCGCGTTTGGCAAAGATCAGCCAGCGGAACCTTTAGAGCTGGACGCATTCGTACCATGGCGCCAAACAAATTCGCAACGTGTTTTAAGGCAGCAGGAACTAGCTGCGATTGATCGCATGGAGGGACTGTAAATGGCAAACATTGGCAGCCTGTCCGTCACGCTGCGTGCGATCACGGAACCGTTCACTCGTGCTATAAATGCTGCTCGCCGCGCACTTGACGAGTTTTCCAAGCATGTTGCAGGCGTTTCTACGCAGATGTCAGGTTTTGCAGTGCCTCTTAAAATGGTGGCGACTTCACTTGCAAGCCTAAGTTTTACCAAATTGGTTAGCGACAGCCTGACGATAGCGGATGCGCTGGGCGAGGCGGCGCAGCGTATTGGCATTGCGGCTAGCGAACTATTGCAGCTGCGCGAAGTTGCGGAAATGACTGGCGTCGAAATGTTGCAGCTGGATGCGTCGCTGCAAAACATGACCGTGACTATCGCAAAGCGCGAGACGGGCACGGCCGCTGCATTTGCGCGCATGGGCCTGAACATGCGGCAGCTGAGCCGCATGGATCCAGCGCAACAACTGGAAAAAATTGCCGACGCGATGGCGCGAATGCGTACCGAGGGCGAGCGCACGGCTGCGGCAATGATGATTTTTGGGCGTGCGGGCGCCAACATGACGCTCATGCTGGGCGATGGCGGCCGTACCCTGCGGGACCGCATGGGACAGATGGGCGCTGGCCCGTCAGCGGCCGATATTGCTGTTGCGGACGCTGCGGCTGATATGCGCACGCGGGCCGGACAGTTGATTCAACGCACCGGGTTGTACTTAGCGACGCGAGCGTCACAATTCGTTGTCGAAAACGTGGAAACTATGCAGGGCCGCATAAACGCCGTGCGAGGGGGGGTCAACGCCGTGCGGGGATTTCTTGGTCTCTCCGGCGGCGGCAACCAAGGCAACACAATAGGACTAGCGGGCCGAGCGGCCGACAACGCGTTCAATCGGCTGTTTTTGGGCGCGGTAACAGGAACGCCAGGCCAATTGGGACGCGCTGGGCTTAACGCAATCGGCAGCGGCATGTCAGGACTGCGCGGGCTGCGCAATCGCCTCGCCGGGATGGCATTTGGCTTCGGATTAACCCCTGGTGTGCCTGCGGGTCCGCAGTTACCGACTAGCGGCGGAATGGACGCTTTGCTTGGGCCGTTGCGCGCCGTAATGGCGGGTCGCGGCATGCTGCAACGCGCTGGCGGATTGTTGGGTCGCGGCAGCAACGCCTTGGGAGCGCTTTTAGCAGGCCGCGCGGACTTCGCGGCAACGGGCAGTATTGGTGCGGTGGATGCACGCAGTCGCGAAGGGTTTGCCCAGCGCACGCGGGCGATGCGGGACGACCCACTCGTCAAGGTGCAGCAGGCAGCCCTGCGTGAACTTAAAGGCATCAATCGCAACACCCGCGAAAATCAAGGCGAGGCGGCGAACTTCTGATGGCGATCACCAATGTACGACGCCTGCGTGGCGCTAGTGCTGTGCTGCGGCACGACTACGCCGACGAGGTCGTCAAAGAAACGTACCGCATCGAAATGAACAGCGCAGATCGCGCGTTCGGTACGCTGCTGGCGCAAGCCCAGTCGACGACCTCCGGCTGGGCCAACCCATTGCCTCTGCGCGGCGCGCGGTATCACGCCTCGACGTATCCAGTCTTCGTTGACACCTACGAGATGCAGACTAACGAGGTGCGGCAAGACCACATTGACGTAGAGGTGACGTACACGTCGTTGCGGCCGGGCGAAGAGCAGCGCCAAGACAGACCGGCCAACCCGCTGCAGTGGCCTGCGGAATACAACATTTCATGGATCGAGGAAGAATACGTCATCGAGGAGGCGTACAACGTCGACGCTTTGGGACCTGCGGCGAATCGGCGGCAGCCTAGCTTTGGCCCAGTCGTTAACGGTGCGTTGCAAGAGTTCGACGAGCCGTTGGTCGATACGCGAAGGTATCCTGTGCTACAGATCACCTGGAACGTACCTGTGCTCGGCAGCGTGATCGCCCTTAACGAGACATTTCAGGGCACGACGAACAAAGACACGTTTTTGGGCGCACAACCGCGCCGCTGCAAGTATTTAGTGGCCGAAACCGCCGGCCGCCAAGTAGCTAACGACATCGCGTATTATCCCATGACTGTAACAGTGGCGGTGCTCAAAAGTACGGAACGCCTCGTCAATAATGTCGGGTGGAATTACCGGACGGCCAACGGCAAACTGGCTGCGGCAAAGGTTATTGATGAAGAAAGCGGCGAGCTGGTGCGGCCGTCGGAGCCGATCTTCCTTAAGTTAGACGGCACCAAAGCTGCGGAGGGCACGGCCCCTGTCGTGCGGTATCGTTACCTTCGCGAAGTCAACTACGGTCAACTTTTGCCGCCCGTCTGATGGCCAAGTATTTTTTGAATGCACGGGACCGAGCCCTGGTCGCGGAAGCGATCAGCCGAGTGCATGGCGGCGCGGGCCGCAACGCACCAGGTGCACGACGGCGGCGGCACGTGGTGCTGGACGCAGCTAGCGGGACGCGACTGGTGCCGGCGATTGTGTTTCGGACGGTGCCTGCGGCGACGCTGAAGTCCAGCGAGCTGCGAGTGGTGTGCGGCATCACCGACGTGCCTGCTGCGTACTTGCTTGAGCAAGCGGAGCTGGAGGACGGGAAAGCCGACTGGACGGTGCGGGAGGAAGCTGACCCAGAAATCGAAGTGCCGCCCGGCAGCGAGCCGCAAATGGTCCGGGTGCAGCGGCGCGTCCTGAACTGGCAGGCCGCTAAGATCACGGCCACGCTGGCGAAGCCCAAGCTAGTGCATGGCTTAGTGCAGACATTGAGCCTTGGCGGCGTCGACACGCAATTCTTCGTGGCGGTCAGCTGGACCCGCAACAGCGTGATCCACGGCATTACGTCGGCAGCGGTCACCGGCATCGACTTTACCGCGACGACTAATTACGTGATCAGCGGCGCCGATCCACGCGCTGTCGTGACTGAACCGATTGCCTTTAAGAATCCATTCGCGTTCAATTTGCCCGCCAGCGGCGATTTCAGAGCCGAGGAAGACGACAACGGGCAGTGGCAGGTGACGCAAGGCGATTGCCCGGTCTAAACATGCCGTATCCATGCTGCTGCCGGCAATCGCAAAACGGAGCGTTCTGCTATGTGTGCGGCAGCACGACGCCGACGCAATTGGCTTTAACGTGGCCCTCGTGGCGCTACTACTACTACGCACCATTTCCTACCGAAAAGCTAATCGCGCAGGTGTCAGGCGGCACTCACATCTTGAGTCAGGTGCCAGGCGGCGGCGGTTGTTGCTATGTGGGACCCACGTTTGCGATTTGCCGCGACGCTTTTACCAGCCAGCAGCTGGTGGATCGTTTATTCGTCTGGGCAAGCATAAAAATTGTGAGCGGCGAACCGGTAGCTTTTTTGACTGCTGGCTTGATGCGGCAGGAATCGTCGACAATTCCAGCCTGGGAGATTTGTGGCAGGCTTGCAGGCGCAAACCGCGATTCGCCGACGCAATGGAGCAAGGCGACGTTGGCGGGATGCCGCAGCGGCCCCTATACCGGCAGCGTTAGTGCCAGCGATGGTACGGTGTATCCGTATTGCGCGGAGTCAAGCATTTTCACTCGCTGGCAGCAAACCGCAGGAACGGTGACGCTAAATGCTGTGTGAGTGGGAGACCGTCGGCGGCAAATTAAAATGTCGGCGTTGCCATCAGCAGTTGCCCGCGGCGCCGCTGCCCGTGTATGCGGAGTGCGCTGGCCGGATGTTGCCGCTCGGCAAGTGGATCGGCGGTGCGTTGGCCTTGTTTGGTGTGACACCGCGCCGATGGAAGCGACTTAGAATGGCGATCGGCTTGACACCGTCGTGCGGGTGCTACGCACGTCAAAAAACTTGGAGGCTGAAGGTATGGCGGTAAAACGCTGGAAAGGCACGGCCGTCGCGATCGCCCAGAAAACGACGCTGACGTTTACCGGGGCGTTTGCGTCGACCAACACGGTGACTGTCAGCTGCAACGGAAACAACCTGGTCGTCACGCTCGGAACGACCTCGGCGGCCAGCGTAACGGCTGTAGCCAGTGCGGTCAGCGCCGCGATCAACGCCAGCAGCGCGACGGCGAGCCTATCGGCAGACGAGACGCGCAACCTGGGTGGCCAGCAAATCCCTGAGTTCACTGAGTTCACGGCGACCAGCAGTGCCGGCGTAGTCACGCTGACCGGCAACACACGGGGTAAGCCGTTCACCGTGACCGCGTCGGAGACGGCGTCTGGCAGCGTTGCCGTGGCGACGAGCGTGGCGGCGACCGGGCCAAACCACGCCAACAATGCCGCGAACTGGTCGGGCGGGACGCTGCCAGTTAGCAACGATGTGCTACTCTTCGATTCGGGCGGCGTTTCCGTGCTGTACGGATTGCAGGTGTTCACGGACGGCACCGTAAGCAATGCCGTCGAAATCACGACCGACTACACCGGGTCGATCGGCCTGCCGGTGTACGACGTAACCACTGGCTACGCAGAATATCGCGACCGGTATTTGTATCTCGACAATTCAGGAGTGAACAGCAACTACATCAGGTTCACTCGCGGCACCCAAAACCTGACCAATCATGGTGATATCCGCCTTTATTGCGGCGACGCAGGAGACGCGTGGACCGACATTTCGAGCTACGCAGTGCGAGGCGACACGTCCGGCAAGCCCAACATTTATGTGCGCGGCGGGGAGTTCGACGACATCAACATTATTGCTGGCCGGATCGAATTTGACCCGAGCGATTCGCTGTCGCTAAGCAATGCCGTGGTCGCCAACGACTCCGTGCTGGTCGGCGCGTCGGCAAACACGGAGGAAGCCTGGGTCGTTTTCAACGACCCCACCGACCTGGACGCTGCCGAAGAAATTCGCGTGCTGTCAGGCACTGTGTATTTCCGAGGCGACGTAGACTACGGCGGCGTGGGCACGCCAAGCTTCGACGTGCA